AAAATGGAATCTTGAAAGAACGTACTGATACGGGACGTATCTATCTTGTCAACATTGATAATGTTATCAATCAAGGGCCTTTTGATACCAGCCTTGATCCAATATATCAATCCAACTTGTGCCAAGAGATACTTTTACCCACCCGTCCTTTCCAGAGAATTGAAGATTCAGAAGGACGCATTGCTCTTTGTACTCTTGGAAGTATAAACTGGGGGTCGTTTACAAATCCACAGCAGATGCGTAAAGCCTGCCGTGTGCTGGTACGCAGTCTAAGTAATTTATTGAGTTATCAAGACTTCCTAAGTATACAAAGCAAATTGGCCAATCAAGAATTTGAACCCCTGGGTGTTGGTATTACTAACCTTGCCTACTGGCATGCCAAACGTAACTACAAGTATGGCACACAGGAAGCACTAGCAGAAGTCAAACGTTGGATGGAGCATCAAGCATTTTATCTGACAGAAATGAGTGTTGAGTTGGCCAAAGAACGCGGCGCCTGTGAACGCAGTCAACATACCTTTTATGGTCGAGGCATTTTCCCTTGGGAACGTAGATCGTCCGGCGTTAACGAACTTACAGATTTCACCCCTACATTAGATTGGGAAAGCCTGCGTATTAACATGCTACAGTATGGAATACGCAATGCCACATTGATGGCAGTGGCCCCTGTTGAATCTAGCTCAGTTGTACTCAATAGCACAAACGGTATTGAAATGCCCATGGAGTTGATCAGTGTTAAGGAATCGAAAGCAGGCAGTTTTGTGCAAGTAGTTCCTGAATATCGTAGATTAAAAAACCGCTATCAATTGATGTGGGATCAAACTGATTGTGTTGATTATTTGAAAACCTCTGCGGTCTTGGCTGCATACATTGATCAATCATTAAGTACAAACACCTTTTATAATCCTGCTAAATTTAAAGATGGTAAAGTGCCTGGTACATTGATTGCTAAAAATCTCATGCTGGCCTATAAGTGGGGTTTGAAGACCATTTACTATAGTCTAATTAATAAAGTTGGCAGTAAAAATGTTTTAAATACTCAAACAGATAGATTAATATCAGTTGAACCTGTTACAGTATATGATGAAGAAAATTGCGAGGCCTGTGTTTTATGAGTAAACAACAATACGATTTAAAAACCCCCACAAACTATCTTAAACGTAAAATGTTTCTAGATGGTGCTGTCACAGTACAGAGATTTGAAGAATATCGACACCCACGTATTGCCAAATTTGAAGAGCTAGCCAGAGGATTCTTTTGGGTTCCTGAAGAAATCAGTTTGACCAAGGACAAAATGGATCACAAGGATGCCAGTGACGCTGTTAAGCATATCTTTACCAGTAACCTACTACGACAAACAGCCTTGGACTCAATTCAAGGTCGAGCACCTAACCAAGTGTTTAGCCCTGTGATCAGCCTGCCAGAATTGGAAGCATTGGTCAGTAACTGGAGTTTCTTTGAAACAAACATTCATTCAAAGAGTTATAGTCACATCATTCGCAATGTCTACGGAGTGCCTAAAGAAGAATTTAATAAAATTCACGACACTGCTGAGATTGTAGACATGGCAGCCAATATTGGCAAACATTATGAGAATCTTCATAGAATCAACTGTTTGAAGGAAATGGACGGAGCAGTGGACGAATACGAGCATGTCAAAGCAATTTGGTTAGCATTGAATGCCAGCTATGCTTTGGAAGCCTTCCGTTTCATGGTGAGTTTTGCCACGAGTTTGGCTATGGTGGAGAACAAGATCTATATTGGCAATGGTAACATCATTAGTTTGATTTTACAAGACGAAATTCTACACGCAGAGTGGACTGCTTGGATAATTAACAATGTGATCAAAGATGATGAACGTTTTGTTCGAGCCAAAGAAGAATGTGAAACTGAAGTGTACCAAATGTATATGGATGTTATCCGTGAAGAAAAAGCATGGGCAGACTACTTGTTCAAGCTGGGTCCAGTAATTGGTCTTAACGCTACCATTTTGAAAGACTTTGTGGATTATACAGCATTTACACGTTTAAAAGATATTGGTATCAAATATTCAGGCGAGCATCCCAAATCTAGTCCTATCCCATGGTTCAACAAACACGTTAACATTGGCAAAAAACAAAGTGCTCTACAGGAAACAGAATCAACTAACTATGTAATTGGCGTGATGAGCGACACAGTCAGTTACGACGAATTACCAGATCTATAAGGAATAAAATGGCAAATGTAACAAGTATAAATTTCAGTGGTGACGAGACTTCTGAATTGGCGGTAAAAATAAAATCAGCGTTAGACAAGGTGCTTGCTGACGATCACAAACTACCCGACAGTGTTCTAAGACTACACGGTATGAGTGGTAAAAAATATCGCATGTTAATCAATAATTTGATATCTTCAATAAGTGACGCACGATATTTGGAAATTGGCACATGGGCAGGATCCACTGCCTGTAGCGCCATGTTTGGTAATGTGGTAAATGCGCTGTGTATTGATAACTGGAGCCAGTTTGGTGGTCCTAAAGATGCGTTCCATCACAATGTCAATGCCATTCTCACACCGGCTATAAATTTTAATTTCATTGAAAGTGATTTTAGACAAGTAGATTTTGCCAACATTGGTAAATTTAATGTATACATGTTTGACGGCCCACACGAGCAAGATGATCAGTATGATGGTATTGCCATGGCCATGCCTGCCCTGGATGATCAATTTATTTTGATTGTGGATGACTGGAATTGGATACAACCTAGAGACGGCACAATGGGTGCTATTGCGAAAATTGGACTTAAGGTATTGACCAGCGTAGAGATTAGGACCACTGACGATGATACAGACGGTGCTATTTTTGGTGAAAACGGCGATTGACACAATGGGTATTTTATTGCTGTTGTGTCAAAAGCCTAACGGAAACATACGATGTCAAAAGGCAGTAGACCTAGACCGTACAGTGTTAGCCAAGAAAAATTTGGCAACAACTATGATGCGATTTTTGGAAAAAAGGAAAAGAACATGAGTAAAGCAATCGTTTGGAGCAAGTATAACTGTACATTTTGCGAACAGGCCAAGGCATTATTAAATGCCAAAGGTATCGCGTTTGAAGAAAAGAAAATTGGCGATGGATATACCAAGGAAGAGTTATTGGAAGCTGTTCCAACAGCTCGCACAGTGCCACAAATTTTCTTAGACGGCGAGCTAGTTGGTGGTTTCACTGAACTAAAGGTCCGTTTAAATGGCTGATCCTGTGACCTATGATCCGGGCATTTGGCCCAATCATCATGACCTTGATATCAGTAAGATTACGGGGTCAGTAACAGTTGCCGCTAGTACCGGAACCGCATATGGAGCAATGGGTTCTACTACACCTTACTATGGTAATGTGACTATTACAACGCCAAACACAGCGGGCACAGCAGGACAGTATATGTATAGTACAGGCAGTTCGCCAACATGGACCACAGGCGTGAATACCACTATACAATCAGGCCTACATGTAACTACTGATGCGGTGTTTGATGGCGATATCAAATGGAAAGGACGCAGTCTAGGTAAGCTATTAGAAAGTATTGAAAATAGACTGGCCATTCTCACTCCTGATCCTGCCAAACTAGAAAAATACGAAGCTTTAAAGAAAGCATACGATAACTATAAGTTATTAGAAAAATTAATAGGCGAGGAATAATATGTTGTTAATGAAAAAACCCTACACCAAGGGAGATGTTGTCAGTTTAAAAGTTGTCAACGGTGATGAGCTGATTGCTCGTTTTGAAGAAGAAACCGATACCACAATCAAAATCAATCGACCCTTGGCATTGACCATGGGTCCGCAGGGATTGGGCATGATTCCTTGGATGTTTCTAGGCGATGACGAAGATGTGACTTTGAACAAATCACATGTTTTTGCCATGGCACTTAGTAAAAAAGATGCTTCCGATCAGTACATGCAAGGTACCACAGGCATAGCACTAAGATAATGTCTTCTCTTTTTACCGCAACCAATCATATTCAGGTAGAAGGTACCTTAAAGATCGATTTGGGTAAGGCTCTTAACATGCAGGGTCTTTACACCCTGGTCCAGGACGCATACCCGAATGATCCAACATTGACTGTGACAGGGATATCCATTCCCTTGTTCAACATTGGTTGCAAAGAGTTAGGTGTTATTGATCCTATTACTGATATAAAAGAAGCAATTTCTAGATTGTATGACCAGTTGATGAAAAGTTATTTGGAGCCAATATTCATAGTATTAAAAAAATTATTTGATGCTCTAAAACATTTTGGATTAGCAGATCTAGATCTTACAATTCCTATACTTAACCTACACATTAGTGATTTATTTTCTAAGGATTTATACGATAAACTAAAAGCTAGATTGTTAGATTTATACAATAACGCCAAAGATCAATTGCTTGAGTTATTGAAATTATTAGAAATACCTTATCCGTTTTTTACAGACTTCAGTATACCAGAACTAGAAATTGATGAAATTGTGAAAAGAGTCAAAGCCAGTTTGTGGACTTTCTTTTATAAAATTATCAGTAAAATTGTGGAATTAATTGAACTTGGGCTCAAGGCCTATGATCTGGCCACCACTAAAAAATTAGTATGGAGTGAACTCTGGAAAGAACTCAAACAAGCAATACTTGGCAAAATATTAGACTTGTTGTTGCGTATGCCCACTTTCCAGGAAATTGAAGATGCCATTAAGGCCTATGCCAAATTAATCTATGGCAAAGCAGAAGCAACCTATGAAGAATTAATGGCCATTATCAAAAATTTTAAACTTCCAATTTTTGGAAATCCTTTTGATTGGATATTTCCCATTGACTTTACAGTCAATCGTCCCAATATTGATTTTGCCAAAATAGTGTCAGATATTAAAATTTGGTTGAATAATTTTGTTGGGCAGATAATAGCAGAATTTGTTAAAGCCATAGACAAAATATTAAAATTATTTGGATTATCATTTGTTATTCCTGTGATTGAAATTCCTGTGATCTTGTGTGCTGTAAAAAATCCCTCTTGACATACCGGTAATTCCGCTGTAAAATAAATAATAATATCCAAAAGGGTAAATCAACATAGTTGATTGCTAGGGTGAGAGACCCTAAGAGCAGGCGGAGCTCGTTCATGACTTTTGGGTCCGTCACAGTTTACATAAGAGGTATCACAAATGAAAAAATTGTTAATTGTCACAGCACTGCTAACAGGTTCAGCAATGGCTCAAACTCCACCACCAGATGTTGCCATGGTGATTAATGTTCAACCAAGATTTGTTACAGTTCAGCAAAAACAATGCGAAGTTCGTGAAGTAGTTCGTGACAACAGTCGAGGAGACGCAACAATTGGCGCTCTAGCCGGCGGCGCAATAGGTAGCACTATTGGCGGTAACAGCAGAGATAGACTGGTTGGCGGTGTGGTGGGTGCGCTGATTGGCGGGGCAGTTGGCAGTGAGGTGGGCAAGGACAGTGCGAGAGCAGAAATGCGTGAAGTCTGTCGCATAATTCCTATCCAAGTTCAACAGGGCCGTGTAATAACTTTTGATTATCACGGACAGCAATTTACTCAAATACTTCAGTATTAAGGAAACTAATATGAAAAAAATTATTCTAGCAGGGTTACTGGCATTGGCGCTGGATGTTCATGCTTATGGCCATGGGCACCAAGGTTTTCACGATCGTTGTTGCTATCGTGGTAATGGCATGGGTTGGGTAGCACCAGCAATTATTGGCGGAGTAATTGGCTACGAATTGACTAGACCATCAGTGTATGTAGCTCCGCCAGTGTTCATTGAACAACCTCCGGTGTATATCAGTCAACAGCCCTACTACCAAGCTCCTCCTGTAGGTTATCACTGGCAACAGATGATTGATCCGCAGACAGGCATCGCAAAAATTGTTTTAGTTCCAAATTAATAGACACTGATTGATACTCTGTGTTATAGTTTATTATGACTGTAAATCTTAAAACACATGTATTATCTAGTGGCAAGTTGATCTATGTTTATGACGGGTTGTTGCCTGCTATTCTCAGAAATCGAATATTTGACTTTGTTCGTAAATCGGCATATTTTATAGGATGGCCTGATGCGGATCATGAAGTGGCCGCAAGACATCAATGCTTATATACCGCATACAACGACCAAAACAATCAGGATGCCGGACTACTGCCATTCTTAAAAACCACAGAGGTCAACGATCACATCAAGGATTTAAAAGTTACTCGCAGTGTGGTCAATTTGTCGGTGCCCAGCCACACACATTTTGTTCATACTCATCCCGAGCAATTGGTGGCTTTATACTATGTGAATTTGGAATGGGAACATAGTTGGCATGGTGAAACTTTGTTTTATTCAGAAGATATGAATGACATTGATTTGGCCTTGCCCTACACACCTGGTAGATTGGTATTGTTTGATGGACGTACTCCACACAGCATTAGACCTCAAAGTCAGATAGCGGATCATTATAGATTCACCTACGCCATCACATTCAACTGATATGTTTGTTATTATTGACAATGCGTTGACTGAGGAAGAAAGACAGTCTATTTTTGAAGCATTTGCCAACGGTCCAGGCAAGTATGATGGTACTAGCTCTGGAAAGAACAAATGGATTGATGTAGAAGATTTTGATAAACAGGATTTTCCACTCAACGCTATCATAGATGTGGCCAAATATAAATTTGATCTTGCCGACATGGTGGGAGTTGAATGTTGGAGTCACTATGGGGTAGGAGTAGGCTATCACGTTGACAAAGATGAAAAAGTTTGGACTGATACCGGACAAGTAAAAACTCCCATGTGTAGTATAGTGTATTATGCTCAGGTAGAAAATTTGGTAGGTGGCAGATTCCTAAGTACAGACAAAAATATCACACCAAAGACCAATAGATTGATCATGTTTCCACCTGGATTGACACATGGTGTTGAACAGTTTACTGGAACTAGAAATATTATAGCTATCAATCCTTGGTCCTACAAAATAGATTTGACTTAATCTCCAAATAAATATATAATTAAAGAATTGTTGTAATCCCTTCAAAGCGAAGGAGTTCAAGACGCCGGTTC